ACATGACTAGAGGACACAATAGGGTGTGCTAGATCGAGTAGAACACCCCACATAATATCCCTAGCCTGTCCCTGAGTAGGGGCTACATAGAACACATGCCCCTTCTCAGACTGCAGAGCATTGAGTATCAGCATCCACGCCGCTAGACGGGACTTACCGCATCGACGACCTGCCGCAACGACTTTAAAGCGCTCTGTGGCCTCCCAGACTTGTTGTTGCCAAGGTAACAGTTCAACCTTTAACTCTGACATTAGCTAAACAATGGATTCTGGTTAATTGTTCCAACATAAGAATCTGGATCCCGATACTCAGCCACCAGTTCAGGGTCAAGAAACAAGTCTTGGTTAAACTCTAACGGGACATACTCATCCGCCACTGCCTTTGCTGTCGTCTGTGCGACTTGTTCTTCAGGCAGAGCGGCTAAGGGCTTTTTTATCTCTTCGTCCACTTGTTGTGCAACTTCCATCGGAATCATCCCCTCTTCAGGATAATCTCTAACGATGTATTTGTTTGCTCTATTGATCCAACCGACTAGATACTTTAGCTTTCCGGGATCGTTTAATGTAATATCATAATAAAAACGCTTACGCGCAGTGGAGTAATCGTTCGTATTGATTTTTGAATCATTGATTGCTTGTAATGTCTGTGGTCCAAGGATTCCATCGTCATCAGCACCAACGATACGCTGTAGTAACTTCGTTGCCTGTGGAGCCCCGGCATTGACTGCCATGTCTACCACGTTCTCTTGCAGATAATCATTCTCAATCTTGTCGTAGCCCGGACGATAATAGTAATCCTGAGCATAGATCTCCATGGCATCCTTTTCTGTTAAGTTCTTGATGTCATCAACACTGATATCCTCCACTGAAACGCCTCTGTAGGACGCTAGAGCCTGTGGCGTGATACCCCAGTTCGTTCCAACGAGAGCAGAGCCTGCATAGTTACCTGTGTCATCAGGGTCATTCTGGAAGCCACCTTCGTTAGCGACAATCCTTTCCAAGATACGGTTTACATTACTCGGGATCGACATCGATAATTTCCCCTTCGTTGTCATCACTACCTACAATTGTCGTATCACCACCAACACCAGTGATCGTAATACTGACTGAACTACGTCCATTTGTTGCCTTATCCTTTTCAAAATAAGATACCGGCAGTACGCGGTCCATACACATCTTCAAAGCGGCCATTTGACCTTGATGATCATCATCTAAAGCAATGTCAATAATCTTACTGATTACTTTATCGCCCGAAGTTGCCAACAACCGTGCTTTAAATTCATTAATCCTAGCGGCATCACCGGGAGGTCTACCTCTAACGCCTCGGTTGCCCCTCTTCTTAGCCTCTACATCGGCCTTTTTAGGTCTACCGCGCTTTACCGGTGTAGTCGTTTTAGTCTCTTCAGTCATCATTAGCTCTGGACTATCAATAAGTTACCCAAGATAGTGATATTCTATCACAGTTATCAGCACAAGTCAAGGAAAATGTCAAGCCTTTTCTTAAAAGACTGTATAGATCTACAGTGATTCTATTTTATGAGGGGTTTCAAAGGCTTGAGAGGCTACTGAGTGTTATATTATAACGGTTATTTCCTTTATTTAATTTGGCTCTTTAGCAAATCTGTGTGGGAGCAGTAAAAATAAAACCTGCAGTAAGGCGGCCCCCGGTACTAGGTAGACTGTACAGCCTGTTTAGGTCAGAGTTGGCACGATTCTTGCATGCTAAAGAGCCTGCAGAGTTGGCATAGTTCTTGCATACTCTGGAGCCTGGATAGTTGGCATAGATCTTGCATACCCACCCGGTATAAAAACTGGCACGATTCTTGCTAGACTTTAGAGCCTGAATAGTTGGCATAGATCTTGCATAAAACTCTAAAGCGCCCATAACTCTTCAGTCTATCACATAACTCTAGAGTCTGTCTAGATCTAGATTGATTGTATTTATTAATCGATATTGCATAGTCGATAGAGAAATAATATAGGCTAAATAGTTGTCAGAGTATTGAAATGTGAGTGCCGATGTGGCAGGCATTTGACGGACTAAATCTAGATCAACTAATCAGACACTTGTCAAATATCTTTGGTCTAATTGCAAATACTCAGACGCATTCTAAGCGCCTCTGTCAGGCTCTAACCTGTTTCTGGACCATAGATATTCAAAAAAATAGATCGTCGATTTCGATATTTAGTTGTTGACAAAGTTATCAGAGTCTGCTAATTGCGCGCGCGTTCCTCTTTATGCAATCCAGCCTAGAAATAATTTAAAATAAAGTGTTGACATTGCTTGTGACATTGTTAGTATTTACGAAACTCAATAAACAAAGGTAATTAATTATGACTAGATCAAACCTCATCAAAGAATTAACCAAGGTTCAAAACCTGCCACACAATCTTAACCGGGATATTATGACCATTGCGGCTATGATGTCAGACGAACAAATCAAAGCTCACATCGAGCGCAACAGAGCGGCGGCGTAAGCCGTCCAATAGGAGTCATTACAATGTCAAACAATTACGAAATCTATACACGCTTCAATAAGGCGACAGATACCAAAGGCGAATCAGTGACAGCGATTGCGGTAGACCAATTCGATCTATCTAAGCGTCAAATGACAATGCCGTACAACTACGCGCTAAGCATGCAAGCTAACCATGACGCGGTAGCAAACGCGCTAGACGCTAAGCTAACAGAGGAAAATATTGTCGATGATTGCAAGCGCGATCCTCGGTTGAATATCAGCATTGAGCGTAGAGCTTGTTCGCGCTACCATGTTGTAGCGTTTGACGAAACGAAGAGCGGTGCCGGTTTCCGCTACCAGACAGCATTCAAGGGGTAATGATCATGAAGGTATTTAAATTCAATCCAACAACAGGTAAACGTGGTGAGCAGATCGATGAAATCCGCCGTCCTAGTACCTTTGCACAATCTATTGAGTTTGCACAATCGAAAGGCGTACAGACTCATCTAGACTTTATGAAGCCGTCGAACACTGACAGCCAAGTGTGGTCTTCTCACCTATACATGGGACAAGACGATAAGACTGGACAATTAATTGTTTCGGAATATGACGATTGGATTTGTTGTTGTAGTGGTGAGTATAACGGACAGCCAACAGAAACAGGCATGGCGTGGGTATGGCATATAATCCCACCATACAATCAATTAACTAAAGAAGAGGTGTAATCATGGATAACTTGAAAGACTTAGATTCAAAGACATTGTTTGAAATGCTAGCAAATGCGGTGGCAACATCATCATGCGGTGGTCACCACAAAGGCGACATGAACGACTCTTATGCGAAGAGCTATGCCGAAGAGCTAAACAGCCGAGGCTATGAGGTAAACTTGTCACACTTTGCAGGCATCCGAGCGGCGCTATCGTTTCTCGGTACGTTCAATGGTCGCGGATCATACTAACTACACTGATGAGACCGGCTTAAGCTACCGGTCGAAACTAGCAGAGAATCCCTCTCTCTGTTAGTCTGTAGAAGCTAAACCAAGAGGTATAAACCATGACAAGATTAGTTGGCATTGCGACAAGCAAACCAAAGAGCAAGGCGCCGAGAGGTTTCACAGTCTGGACCGGCTTAAGCGCATTAGATAATCAACCGATAGCCGTGATCGCAACATTAGAAACCAACAATCGGAAGACCGGCGACATGGTGCAAGTCTGGATTCTACGCTCGGACGTTAACCCGGTAGAAGCAACCAAGACCGGACAAGACGCGAGCGTTTGCGGCTCATGCGTTCATCGACACTACAACAAGGGCGCCTGTTATGTGAACGTAGGACAAGCGCCGAATTCGGTTTATAAAGCCTTTAAGCGTGGCGTCTATCCAACATACAATCACAAAGAGCATGCCCAATACTTAAAGCATCGCAAGGTTAGACTTGGCGCCTATGGTGATCCGAGCGCGGCTCCCTATGAGGTGATGCGTTATCTTGCTCATATTGGAATCGGCTGGACCGGTTACACGCATCAGGCAAAGCATAAAAATTTCGACTCTAGGTTCTTTGATATTTGCATGGTGAGCGCGGATAGTCCTAAGCAAGCGAAACAATATCACGACATGGGCGCGCGTACCTTCAGAGTCGCCATGGTAGGTGATGCCATGTATGACAATGAGATAGAGTGTCTATCCGATAGCCGTGGCATGTCATGCTTAGATTGTGGGTTATGTAATGGAAACAAGCGAGACGCGGATTCAATCGTTATTGCGGTGCATGGTTCCAAAGCGTCAAACTTCAAAACGTCTACACTGATTCCACTGGTGAACGTATGATCGAATCAAATATTCTAGGGATCGATAATGGCGCGGCTTTACTGATTGCGTTTTATGCGATAGCTTGTCTTGTATGGTTAATAAAAGCGAGGTAAACCATGACAACAATAAACATGATCGAACAAGGCGCATTGCGCTTTTATGAGCATGGTAATGCTCGATTGTTTGAAACAGACGACGACAACTATTATTTCTTTGAACATGCCACATTAGGCGACGAAGGTTATTGTGGTGGCGTTTGGGTTAAGAATCGATACATCATGGATTATGACGGGGTCTATGATCTACCGAGAGACGTCGAAGCTATTTTAGAGAGTCTCGGCTATGCCTGGGTGCATGATGTAACAGAACCACAAGAGGTAGACCATGCAAAAGTGTGATCTATGTAACGACAAAGCGCTTGTAATTCTCAACGATAGAGAATACCTTTGCGCTAAGTGTTGGCTTAAACACAACAAACCAAAGCAAAAGGAAAGTAAGCAATGAATGCACAAGACTCTAAAGCCTATGCCGCATACTATGAAGTCTCTGAACACTATCCAGACTTCAAGGACTACTCAATCTTTGTCGATGAGCTTTTACTAGATGAGTTTATAGACTTGTTTTGTCAGTCTGACATTGAAGATGAACTAGGCGACTATGTGTCATCTTGTCGCATGTATTCATGGTGGGACAATCAACTACCAGAGTACAAAACTCTAAAGCTCGCTGAAGCCTATAAAGAAGAGTGGCGCGTAGACCTCTTCATAGAGCTTGAAGAGAAGCGCATAGAGGAATCAAAGTACTAGGATACTCTGAAGCGCCGAAAGGCGCTCACAGAGCTTTACAATACGTTAGAGAGGTATATTTATGGTTGGTAAGGTACAATGGACGCCAGAACAGGTTGAGTTATTAAAGAAACTGTGGCGTGAAGGGCTCACATCCGCCGATATTGGTCAAAGAGTAGGTAAGAGCGCGACAAGCGTTAGAGGCTATGTGAGCAGGAACCGGAAGCGTCTGAAGCTAGAGATGCGCGAAGAGGCTCACAATCTACACTTGAGGCCAGTAAGTGAGCAAAACTTTGAAAAGCTATGGCAGGGTAGTGTGCCAAGAGGTCATTGGATGATCACTAAAGCATGGGGCAACGCATGTACCAAGACATAACCATGTTAATCACATGGACGGTTATCATTGGATGCGCTTACGTCTTCTTTACAGTCTCTGATGACTAACAAGCGTCACGTTAGACTTTTGGTGTAATCTATGCTATTTTCTCTTCTCTAAAGAGCTATGAAGAGGTTAAATAGATGCGATGCAAAGCATGTGACAAATCATTAACGGACTATGAGTCAACAAGGAAGTCTATGACAACCGGTGAGTTTCTAGATCTTTGTAATGATTGTTATAAACACATTAAAGAAGACGTTTATGTCATTGATAATCCAGACAATATGGATATTAATGATGTGATTGACATTATTGATGATTGATGATACCCTCTCTATATAGTCTATATAGCTCTTTAGATTATTATTATAATATTATTAATAATAACTAATAGAGAGACTATATAGAGACCGAACAAGGAACAAAACATGGAACACAAAGATTTCGAGACATCAGCACAAGAGATGTCGTTACACATTGCGTTATGTATCGCTTCGGATTATATTCGATCTTGGGGTGTAGCCGATTTCTTGGAAAAGCTATCGGAATACATTGACAACCAAGGCGATTGGTATGAATTGTATTACGCTTTAAACCAATTGAAAGAGCGTGAGAAACAAGCAGAGAGAGAAGAGAATGAGTGAACTAGACACATTCTACCTCATGGTAGAGCTAAAGAGACGACTAGGTGATCATCTTTATTCACAAGAACCTCATAGCGATACGATCTTGGAAGATCTATGGTGCGAGAATGAATGCAATGAAATTGCAATGGATCATCTTCATAACCAACTCAGTAACCTCATCAGACGCTATGAGACAATAATCCAACTAAGACTGGATGATCGTGATGAGTAAGACTCCCTTCATTGAAAGACCATACGGATGCACCACAGGCTTAACAGGCGAATGCGCCTACCTTTGGGCCTGTTTCCTGCTCAATGAGGCGGACATGAACGATGATACGTTTGCCTACGACACTTGGAAGTCTATGGTGGACTCGCTGAAGCCTGCAGAGGGTAAAGCGATACCCGCAATTGTTCATTATGCAAAACTTGAAGAGGCTATAGAATCTTATGGCGTTCGTTGAACACACCCTGGAATGTCCTAAATGCGACAGCAGTGATGCCTACGCGATTGACGACAAAGGTTGGGGCAAATGTTTTAGTTGTGGTGAGAATATTCCACCAGAGAAATCAGAGGTAACTAGAGGGGATTACATGCAGTCAGGTAGGGTGATATCACTCAAAGAGAGATCGTCCGATACAGAGGCTTACAATGCGTCTGAGGGGGTAATCTACAGGGCTTTCCCGAACAGGAAGATCAATGTAAAGACTTCAGAGGTCTATAGTGTTGGTTTAAGAGGCTCTGACATTGTCTTCCCCTTTGGAGGTAATAGAGCCGCCAAGGTCCGAGTCAATGGTGAGAAAGAGTTTCGGATTGAAGGTAACTGGAAAGACGCGACAGAGCTATTTGGACAAGGTGTATTCTCTGCCGGTCAGAAGTATGTCATGGTCGTTGAAGGTGAATTTGATGCGATGGCCGCACACCAGATCATGTCATATAAGACGCCGGTAGTTTCGGTACGCAATGGGGCTCAGTCGGCTCTAAAGGACTGTAAAGCCAACTATGACTACCTCGACTCTTTTGATGAGGTGATCTTTTGTTTTGACAATGATAAACCGGGTCTAGAGGCGCAAGCACAATGTGCAGAGCTATTTAGTCACAAGGCTAAGTGTTTTAAGCATGTCAATGGAATGAAGGATGCATGTGATTACCTTGCTGATAACCGCACTGCTGACTTTGTCTCTGCATTCTGGAAGGCCGAGCGCTGGACACCGGATGGGATCATTGCCGGTACATCATTGTATGATGAGGTGATGAAGCCTCTGGCTAAAGCCGATTGTGACTATCCGTTTGAAGGAATGAACAAACTGACATACGGGCTCCGTAAACAAGAACTGGTGACGGTAACGGCAGGATCAGGGCTCGGTAAGTCTCAGTTTCTGCGAGAGATTATTTGGCACATCCTGCAAAGCACTTCGTCAAATATTGGATTGATGTTCTTGGAAGAGTCAACTAGGAAGACTGGATTGTCTCTGATGTCTCTAGCGGCTAACAAGCCTCTACACCTACCGGACACAGAGTCAACACAACAGGAGAAAGATGATGCGTTCAAAGCGACTCTCGGAACTGATCGTCTCTTCATGTTTGATCATTTTGGCTCAAGTGATGTTGATAACATTGTCAATCGCGTTAGATATCTCGCCAAAGTGGTTGGATGTGATTATATTTTTGTGGATCACATTAGCATTATTGTTTCTGCTCAATCTAATGGTGATGAGCGTAAGGCTATTGATGAAATCATGACTAAGCTACGGATGCTGGTCCAAGAAACTGGGGTTGCATTGATCGTTGTGTCTCATCTCAAGCGCCCAGAGAACAAAGGACATGAAGAGGGAGCGGCAACGTCTCTAGCGCAACTTAGGGGCTCAGGCGCTATCGCTCAGTTATCGGATATGGTGATCGGTCTAGAGCGTAATGGACAAGCCGACGATGCCAATGAACGAAACACAACCCGTGTAAGAGTATTGAAGAACCGATTCTCAGGAATTACTGGACCGGCCTGTAGTCTACTCTACAGTCTTGTTACCGGTAGAATGTCAGAGATAGACGAGGAAGCACTATGAATCCATATTCAAACATGTTTCATATTAATGAAGCGGCTTTAGGTGTAGGCAACTCTTACACCGAGGACGATATTCCAAAACTCAAAGAACAAATTAAAGAAGAGGCTGAACGATCAAAAGCCTGTGAAGAGCATAACTATGACAAGATGGAATACAGCAATCCTTATCGTAAGGAAATCTACCGTCTATTAGTCATTATTGGTTTTCTAGAGCAAGGCGTTAAAGTCGAACGAACCGGCGGTGGTCTGATTACAGTGAACAATAAGTTCATTGTGTCTCTAGCGAATCCAAAGTGGAGAGTCAAAGGAAAGAACAAATGGTATTATTATAAAGATCCAGAACAGTTTGTTGAGAAATACATAAGGAAGTGATCATGAAGCACTGTAATCGTTGTAACACATCCAAAGAGACTACAGAGTTTAGTAAACATTCTAAAAAATCTGACGGTCTACAACCGATGTGCAAAGACTGTATGAAACAATTCCAGAAACAACATAACCCAAGCACTAACCCTAATCGCATGTATATCAAAGGGATAGGCTACATATCTAAGAAGGACATGAGGTTTAAGGATATCTGGAAACCGGGCCGATATACCTCTGTACTGGACGTTGCTCCGATATCGGCAGTACAGAAAGTCGAGGCCGGTGAGGTCTATATCATTTACAACAAAGCCTTTGAAGGATGGTTCAAGGTTGGTTGTGCTATCGATGCCAAAGACCGGCTGAAGAGTTACCAGACAAGCTCACCGTTCCGTGATTATGAACTACTGTTCCATGAACACTTTGACAATCGTCAAAATGCTGAAAAGCGTGTGCATGATATTCTTAAGTCACACCCACGTTTGGTACAATGGCACAATGAATGGTTTATGATTGAACCAACAGTAATTAGAAAGGTGATTTTAGATGTCAAACAAGAAACGACTAACGCTCGACATCGAGACGAACACGGAACACAGTATAATCTGGGGCTGTGTAACTGAAGATCACGACACAGGTGAGGTTCTGGTCCATCACGGACCGGAGACTCTAGAGCCTTTGTTACCTCAGTATGATGAAGTGATCGGACATAACTTGATCGGCTTTGACGCTCCAAAGATTAAAGAGCTATGGGGTGTCGGCATCAAGAAGTCACAGGCTGTCGATACTCTGGTACTCTCACGACTACTGAACCCAGTGGTCGAAGGCGGACATAGCCTCAGAGCCTGGGGTGTGCGCTTAGGTGGTGACGGTAAGATCGAGTTCAGTGATTACAATGGCGGATGGACTGAAGAGATGGAGATATACTGCATCCAAGATGTTCGTCTAACGACTCGTGTGTACAGGGAGATCATGACACATTATGCAAAGTGGAGAGACCCAAACAAAGCCATCACACTCGCGCATGACCTCTTTATGGAAACATGTAAGCAAGAACGGACTGGTTTTAAACTGGATATCCCTAAAGCTCAGATGCTACATGCTACTCTGGTTGACAGAATGGCAATTATTGAAGCTGAGTTGCAGACGATATTTCAACCGATAGTTGAGGAGCGTTGGAGTGAGAAAACAGGAAAACGACTTAAAGATCGAGTTACACCTTTTAATGTCGGATCGAGAAAGCAGATTTCGGAACGCCTACAGACGCTGGGTTGGACGCCTACTAAGTTTACTGAGAAGGGTCAACCAATCGTCGATGAAACCACGCTCGAAACGGTAGAGATCTCAGAGGCTCAACAGATTGGTGAGTACTTGATGTTGCAGAAACGTGTCGGTCTGATCGACTCATGGTTAAAACATGTCGATGAAAACGATTCTCGTGTACATGGTCGTGTGATTCCTTATGGGACAATTACTGGACGTTGCAGTCATCACAGCCCTAATTTAGGTCAAGTGCTATCAGTTAAGAAACCTTTTGGCAAAGAGTGTCGTGAGTTATTTACAGTCGATGAAGGTAACGTCTTATGTGGAGTGGACCTTTCGGGAATCGAGCTTAGATGTTTAGCCCATTACATGCAAGATGATGAATGGACAGAGGAGTTACTCAATGGTGATGTCCACCAGAAGAACGCTGATGCCGCAGGGATCACGAGAGATCAGGCGAAGACCCTCCAGTATGCTGTACTCTACGGGGCTGGATCAGAAAAAGTTGGTAGTATTGTCGGAGGAGGTGCGAAAGAAGGGCAAGCCATACTTGACCGTTTTTATCGTAACACCCCTAAGCTACGAGAACTTATGGAGAAAGTTTCGCGCCTTGCGAACAAAGGGTATGTGCCGGGGCTGGACGGTAGACGCATATTGGTGCGAAGTGAACATGCCGCACTTAATACACTCCTCCAAGGATGTGGCGGTACTATTGCAGGACAGTGGGTTGTTGAAGCCAACAAAGCCATTCGTAAAGCCAAACTCGACGCACGGCAAGTTGCTTTTGTGCATGACGAGATTCAAGTTGAATGCTCGGCGGAAGTTGCTGACCAAGTTGCAGGCATCATGATTGAGAGCGCAAAACGCGCAGGAGAAGTACTTGGCTTCCGTGTCCCTGTAGACGCTGAAGCGAAGATTGGTAACAATTGGTATGAAACACATTAGTGTAACATATGGTATAATATTAGTATCACACCAGTAAGGAGAATGTGATGGAACGAGTAAAAGTTAAGTGCGATATCTATTGGGCATCTACGGATCGCGTCAATGATAACTCAGAGAAGTTTCAGGTAGACCTTTGTAATCTGTCTGATGCGGCTGTTGAGGCTTTGGAATCAATGGGTATCGAAGTTAAGAGTAAAGAAAATAATCCAGAGATGGGTAATTTCATTACTTGTAAGTCTAAGATGACTATTAAGTCATACGATACTGATGGGATGCAGTTGACTGGTTTCCCTCAAACAGACAGCGGCGAGCCATCCGCACAGGCTGTTAAGATTGGTAATGGCTCCAAGGGCATCGCTCTTGTAGGCTTCTATGAGTGGCAGTACAAGAACAAGGCAGGGGTATCACCATCACTGCGTAAACTTGTTGTCACGGATCTCATCCGTTACGAAGACTCTGTCGAGGACATGGTCACTATCGACGACGACGATGATGACGAAATCCTCTAATGTGTTATCACGCGATCATTGATGCGGACATTCTCGTGTACCGCATCGGGTTCGCTACACATGAAGAGACTGAGGAGATGGCGATCAAAACGATGGCTGTCTACTTGGAAGACATGATTATGTTTGATCTTCCTTACTGCACAACATGGACGTTACATCTCACAGGTAAAAGCAACTTCAGGGATGAGGTTGCCGTTACCGCTCCTTACAAAGGAAACCGAACAGGCACAAAGAAGCCGACTCATTATAAAGCTCTCAGGAACTATCTTGCATGGTCATGGGACGCTACTATCTGGGAAGGCTTTGAAGCGGATGACGCAGTTGCAATTGAGGCTACTGAGTTGGGAGATAAAGGTGTCATCGTATCTTTGGATAAAGACCTTGATCAAGTTGTTGGCTGGCACTTCAACTTTGCTAAAGGGCTCCTATATTACGTTGACCAAGAGACAGCAGATTTCAATTTCTATAAACAGTTCCTGACAGGAGATCGGGTAGATAATATCAAAGGAGTTCATGGCATAGGAGAGAAACGCGCCACCGCTCTTTTGGAAGGGAAAACTGTTGAGGAAATGTGGGAAATCATTGTTGAGAAGTTAGGATATGATCGAGCAATAGAGAACGGTCATTTGTTGTACATGCTCCGATCTGTCGGAGATTCATTTAAACCACCGGTAGCAGATGAAAGCACAATCAGCAAAAGCTAAAGGCCGTAAGCTACAGCAAACAGTCCGTGATGGCATTCTAGAGCGCTTCCCAACGCTTGAGCCGGACGATGTTCGCAGTACTGGTATGGGGCAATCTGGAGAAGATGTCCAGTTGTCCCCCGCCGCTCGAAAGGTCTTCCCATACTCTGTAGAGTGTAAGAACCTTGCAAAGATTGCAGTATACAACTACTACAATCAATGCTTAACAAACTGCGGCGACTACGAACCACTTGTAGTTGTCAAACAGAATAGATCCAAGCCATTGGCTATCGTAGATCTAGAACATTTTTTAAACTTAGTGAAGGGGTAAAATTATGTGGGGTCCAGACGATGATAAAATTCGTGTCAACTTCAGTATCAGCCTTTATGGTAAAGAACAATCATTCAATGGCGTCTATGAAGACTCTGCAAACTGGAATGACGTTCTAGGCGATATTGTTAGCACTCTAGAGGCTTCATACGGCTATACATTCAATATCGGTGAAGAGCTAGGTGTCTACTACAAAGGCAAAGAAGATGAGTGCGAATGAACTGCAAGTCGGAGGGGCTCATTACACTTCTAAATTGATACAACCTTGGGAGGCTATGGAGGCTTGGATGTCTGAAGAGCAATTCAAAGGCTTCCTCAAAGGTAATGTTATCAAATATTTAGCAAGATGTGATGATAAAGGTGGCAAGATAGATCTAGAGAAAGCTCGTCATTACCTTGACAAGCTGATCGAGATGTATTAAAATAGTAGGTTCGTGTCTTGATTACTCTACAAGAACTTAAAGAGAAGCTGGCACAGTTAGATGAGGTAACTCTTCTAGAGACTCTAGAGATTACCTCTGAAGACCTTGTAGCCCGTTTTGCGGACTATATCGAAACTAATTATGAATACCTCACTGGAGAATTCGATGAACCAACACCTTGGGATAACGATTGATTATGAAAGAGACTTTCGCCTCAGTGATCAAGCAATTAAGCTCATGCAGGACTACTACATGCTTGAGCATGAAAACTCCCCTCAAGAGGCTTTTGCTCGTGCTAGTGTGGCCTATTGTGGCAATGACCTCGATCTTGCACAGCGTATATACGATTACGCTTCAAAAGGGTGGTTCATGTTTGCTAGCCCTGTCCTCAGCAATGCCCCAGAACCGAACGGAAAGATTAGTGGTCTACCTATTAGCTGTTTCCTTACTTATGTGGGGGACAATCTTAATTCTCTTATTGAGCATAATGGTGAAGTAGCATGGCTTTCCGTAAAGGGCGGTGGTGTGGGTGGGCATTGGGGGGACGTTCGCGGGATCAGCGACAAAGCTCCCGGCCCGATCCCATTCATGAAGGTAGTGGACGCTCAGATGACAGCGTACAAGCAGGGGAAGACACGGAAGGGAAGCTACGCGGCCTACCTAGACGTAAGCCATCCTGACATCGAGGAGTTCGTATCCTTCAAGGTAGCGACTGGTGGTGACATCAATCGCAAATGTTTTAATTTATTCAATGCAGTAAACATTACTGATGCTTTTATGGAGGCAGTAATCAATGATACAGAATGGAACCTTACAGACCCAAGTACAGGACTTGTTAGAGATACAGTCCAAGCTCGCAAACTGTGGCAACGAATCCTTGAGGCTCGCTTCAGAACTGGCAGTCCTTACCTTAACTTTATCGACACAGCCAGACGAGGCTTACCGGAAGCTCAAAGAAAACTTGGATTGTCAATTAATGGCAGTAACCTCTGCAACGAAATCCATCTCGCAACAAGTGAAGAGCGCACAGCAGTCTGTTGCCTCTCCTCAGTCAACCTTGAGTTCTACGACGAATGGAAATCAAGCGGCATGGTTGGAGACCTTATCCGATTCTTGGACAACGTCATTCAATACTTTATTGACCACGCACCAGAAGAACTTGGAAAAGCTGTTTACTCAGCTTACAGAGAACGCTCAGTCGGTCTCGGAGCAATGGGCTTCCACGGATACCTCCAAAGCAAAAGCATAGCTTGGGAGTCTTGGCAGGCGGCGAGTGAGAACTATGGAATCTTCAAAGACATCAAATCCCAGGCTGTCGAGGCAACCTATCAACTTGCTGTCGAGCGTGGTGAATGCCCTGACGGAGAAGGCACAGGTATTAGGAACATGCATCTTCTGGCTATCGCTCCTAACGCTAACAGTAGCATCCTATGCGGTTGCTCTGCCTCTATTGAGCCTCGCATATCTAATTGCTTTGTTCATAGGACGAGAGCGGGATCTCACACGGTTCGTAATCCATACTTGGAGAAACTCTTAGATGCTAAGGGCCAAAACACCAAGAAGGTCTGGCAAAGCATCCTTGAAAACGAAGGCTCTGTACAGCACTTGGAGTTCCTATCCGACGACGAGAAGGCTACATTTAAGACAGCATTTGAACTCGATCAGGGATGGGTGGTCGAACACGCCGCTAAAAGACAGGATTTTATATGTCAGGGGCAGAGTGTTAACGTGTTCTTCCCGTCCGGTACTGACAAGGCTATTGTTAATCAAGTACATCTCAAGGCGTGGAAGGAAGGGCTTAAAGGATTATATTATCTACGCACGACAGCAGGTGTTACAGCGGAGAAGGTTGGGACTAAGGTAGACCGTAATGCGCTGAAGGACTTTGAAGATACAGAGGAGTGT